GGTATTTTTGAACCATTTCTTTTCCAGCAACACCTTCAAGGTACTCATACCATTCTCTTTCTTTCCACATTCCTTCGGAAATACCATTCCAAAGACGTCGTTGAAGTGGATGGTCTTTGTTTTTTCTACGGCACTCAACATAATTAAATCGATGATCTTCATAGTCTTTGCTCCCAAGTTCGAGCATCTTTTCACGCAAATAACAAACAAGACTTATACGCTCTGCAGTTTCATCTTGCAACACAATAGGTGTATTGCCATGAATGTACTCATGATTATTTACGAGCAGCAGATCACCTGGTCGTACATTCACAGCAATACGAACTTCTGGAAGAATCAGATAACCACCAGTGTAGTTACCATTGTTTGATAGGACGAGAAGATTGCTCAATCCATTTGTAAAGTCACCAGCGTCTCGATGCGCTGCTGTTCGGAATGTCTTGTTCACAGTGATTGTGGTGAACACAGTATCAGGAACTAGGAATGCTGGATCAATCTTATCTGCAGCAGCGCGTTGCGCAGCATGACGTTGTGGAAGTAACTCAGCAAAGCCACGATCAAGTGTTTGTAGAAACGGAAATGACAATTTGAATTTGTCAAACGAGTGCTGTGTATATGCAGTGGCACGACCATATGGAATACGAGGATATCGATCGAACCAACCAGCAATGCCAGAGTTTACTTGATTGGCATATGTGGTGTCAGAGATGTATTTGTTTTCAACTGCAAATGCTTCTTTCTTTCTTTCAGCAACAGACAGTTTGATGATTTTTTCTAACCACTTTTCAAAATTAAACTCATCTTGTTTGACAAGAGCAGATAACCAAACAAGACCACGAGTAGACTCCACATCTTTGTAACGCTCTCGAAGAACTCTAATTTCTTCTTTGATGTCGACTTGGATTACTGTATTCTCTGCTTCTTTTTGCAATAAATCAAAAACACGCAATTGAAATTCAGTTGCCCATTCTCGACCACCACACTTCTCACCTTTTGGTCCAGCAGCAAGTCCACGATTCTGAGTTGGTGTGGCTGCTTCCCTCAAACCAGCATAGGCAGCATCTTGCTCTTGTTTAGAGAAATAATTTTTACGGAACTTAAATGCAATGTTATCTTCATCTTCACTTCTAAGATAACAATCTGTGTCTTCATTGATCACAGTATCAAAGTGAGACTCATCTAAAAATTGACCGAGCAATTTCTCACAATCAATTTTCGTTTTTGCAATGATGATATTTGCCATGATAATTCCTCCTGCTCATGACATTATATATGCAAAGAATTCAAAAAGCAAACTATGTATTTTCCGAATCCCAAATGAAACTGTGGGGGCATTGCACCCCCACAGAATGATTCACATTTTTAGAATTGCCAGATTAGGCATTCATCGGAACGCTGATTGCATTGCGATAGAGAGTCTTGCGAGCGCGACCAATCTGACCACGATCGAAATACTTCTCGAACTGCTCGCTCGGAGCGCCAAGACGATAGGCAATCGTCTTTTCGCCACGGGAAGTGGTGACACGATTTGTGTACACGCTCACACCGTTGTTGCGGAGACGATAGACGAGATCAGCAACGTTCTCAACCTTGAACAAGGCACGAGCCTGTCGCGTGGTCACAGTATTGCCATCAGCAAGATAATCATACATCGAATAAATAGCAGACATATTAACACCTTCAACAAAATACCCCATCAATAATATCGCAAAGTTGGGGCTTGCCTTGCGATATACCATTTATTATATACTAACAAATGGCAAAAGTAAACTATTGCTTACCAACTTGATTGATACTCAATCCACCAACCATCTGGAAGTGCAAGAACACGATCAATGATCTCAATCGTGCTTCGAAGATCATCGAAATATCCTTCATCAAGTTCAGCGCTGCCAAAAAAGAATCCTTCAGTTGGTGGCAAGAGTTCTTGGGCAAGACTATTGTCAGCCAAGACTTGTTGGCACAATTCGTGTAGTTTGCCTAATTCTTCTCGACCGACGAAATATGCTTTACAATCATCGTTGCCTTCTTGAATATTCTCCACAAACCAATTATGAATTGCGTTTGCCTTTCGCCAGTATCCAACCTCAGCAGTCACTTCCTTGAAGTGGAATTCACCATTTTTCAAATAATCCTTCAACTCAGGAAACAATTTCACCATTGCTTCTTTCGTTTTTTTATCTGCTTTGTTGTAATCAGAGAGATACTTCGAAGCATTCAAATACATGTCAAGACCCATGACGTTCTCCAAAAGTTTCCATCCATTTTATCACAAGATCGCGAGCCTCATACTTGCTAACACTAAAAGCATCAGCAACATACGGTGCGGCACCAAACATATTGATTGCACCAGACTCACGAAGATCATCCAGAAACACATTCACTTGTTCTTGCAATGTCATATTCATATCCTCGATTAGAACGGAAGATCGTTGATATTACGATCGATCACCTTGCGAAGAGTACTCTTCACATGATTCTGAATTTGCTCCTCGCTCATACCAGCGAATTGCTCAAGTTCTTCACGATTAAAATTGGCTTGCTGAACTTGACCCTTATACTTGAGATTAAAAGTCACACTGCCATCATTCATTTCATGATGCACAGTGAATTCTTCTGAAGCAAAAGCAGGAGGACTTGCATCTGCATCAACCTTCGTGTACAGATCCAAGAACGCAGTCTTGGTGTCAGCATCGAATCGATTCAAGCACATCTCAATTGCCTTCAAGCGATTGTTGAAGATAGAGAATGCCTTACTGATATGCACAAGACGACGAGTCGAGATGACTTCATCAACCGCACCATCAGCAAAAGACTTGCGGATGACTTCAGCCCACGTGATCAGACGATCAATGAACGTCGTGTCAGTGATATTCAGGACAGCGAAATTCTTCTCAAGAATCTTGCGCTCAGTATTGGCTGGCGGATACTCTTGCTCAACAGTGATCGCGAAACGCTCGAGGAATGCTTCATTGAGCAAGTTTGTACCGATGAATCGACCATCGTCGCTGCCTTTGCCCTTCGTGTTCGCAGTCGCAATCACGTTGAAGCCAGCAGCAGGGTGGACGACTTCACCAGTCTTCTTGTCAAAGTATGGCTTGCCTTCAAGAATCGGCTGCAAGCACAGAATGTCTTCCGTGCCGAGATCACACTCGTCAAGCAAGAGCACAGCACCACGACGCATTGCAGTGATCACTGGTCCTTCACGACGGATCGTGTTTCCGTCAACCAACTCATAGGAACCAATGAGGTCAGACTCATCAGTGCGTTTGGTGATATTGACACGGATCAACTCACGCTTCAAGAATGCACAAACCTGCTCAATCATCATCGTCTTGCCGTTACCAGACAAGCCAGTGATGTAGATGGGATAGAAGATTCGCGACTTGATGATGTCACGCATGTCGTTGTAGAATCCGAACGGAACATACGTTTCGTTGCGGTCGGGTACAAATGACTCGGTGACATTTTGCGCACGACGAGAAGCAATGTTCACAACCTGCGCGACCATTGCGGCTGCGGCAACAGGTTCAGCAGTTTGTTTCGGAGCAGAAGTCACACAACCAACATTCTTCGGAACGATACTGAATTGACCACGACCAACCTTGCGCTCACGCAAGATAAAGTATGGGAAATTCTCAACTCCATTCTTCTTGTTTTCGCAATAGGAATTCAATTCCTTCAACGAGATCACATCCTTGTCGAAGTGCGCATGCAACTTCTCAAGAATCTCAATCTTCGCGCTCATATCGTAATTCGGCTTTCTCACATCAGACTCCATTATCAATCTATAGAACTATTATCGCTGAAAAGTACACATTAAACAACAGTAAAAACTCTAATAGAATCAACAACTTACGCAACTGCCAGTTCTTCAGCCAGTTTCGTGAGCAGGAGACGATTGCTCTTCTTGCTGCCCACGTTCTTGGAGAACTCGCGAGCCATCTTGTTTTTGTTCATATCGCTAGTGATGGCAAGTTTGTCGTCAACAATGTTGGTGCTCGGGAGACCAACATAGAAATACTTGTCATAACCAAGACGATCAACAACAAAGTAATTGTGCTCGCGGAAAGTCTTTTTGGCAACATCTTGCTCAATACTAGACTTGTCGCTGACAAGATACTTCACATCACGCTGAATGGCTTTCTTGTTGCCAACATAAAAACCAATATGCTTACAACCAGTCACGTCAGCAACCAACTCCGTGATCGCAGGTTGCATCGTATGGTAATTTGACAACTTGACTTTCTTCTTGGTCTTTTTGTCGATGAAATACACCACAGACTTGCGACGATCATCATAGAAACCAGAATCATTGCTCATCAGAGGATACGAAAGATTGCTGCCACCGTCACCGTCAGTCAGATACACAACGTTGCAAACATTCAACTGATGCTTGTTCTGGAACGCAGTAATGATTCCGCGAGAAGCAAGCAAAGTCTCGAGAAACGGAGTGCCGTTCAAGCCAAAGCCAGAAGTGTCCCAATCGTATCGCCAACCACCATGATCGTTTTCGTTGGAAGTGTAGTCATATGCACGACCATACTCATTGGCAACAACGCACATCGCATTGAACGCACGACGATACTGAACAGGCGACAAAGAAGAACCAATCAGATGTTTCAGATGGAACCATGTATGACTCATTGTCATGTCAACTGCACGGTTCGAAACAAAACGATTTTTCGACATCATCTCGTGCAACTTCTTGTTGCCATAAGCATCGTCGCTGAAGCCATAAACTTCAAACGGCACTTTGGCAAGTTTACAGAACGACGCAAGCACAAGCATCTGCTCAATCGTATTGCGGAGAATATCAGACATTGAACCAGACATGTCAACGAACATGATAAAGCCATGATTCTTGCCCTTCGGCACAACAGTGATCTTCTTGAACAGATCATTGCTGAAGCGATACTTGTGCAGCACATTCATGTTCAATTCACCAGTGCGAGCAGTCTGCGTTCGAGCATACTCATTGGCTTTCTTGCGCATCTCGAATTCTTTCAAGATATGCATAATGACTTTCTTGTTGTTCGTGTTGAATTTGCGCACACACTTCTGAACAACAGTATCGTAAGAAATCCCATAGCGACCATAGGTGCGATTCGGATCAGCAACTTGTTCGCGGAAATATTTCTCAAGATCATTCACAACTTCCGTGTTCGGAAGAATGATGTTCTCAAGAACAGCATCTGGCAACTCATACATGAAGATTTTGCCAGTCTCGTTGACCAATTCCTGCTCACGCTGACGGAAACTGCGGTCAGTTACAGACTGCGGCTCATCGTCATCTTCTTCAGGAGTGTCGCCACCAGAACTGTACTGATTGTCGTCAGAATCTTCTTCATCAGACTCAATTTGATCTTGTGAATCTTCAGCGTCAGTGCCATCTGATTCTTCGTCTAGGTCAGAGTCATCGTTACCGTCGATGTCATCTTCATAGTCAGAATCATCTTCGGCATCATCATACTCGCCAGAATCTTCTTGATTCTCTTGACGTTCATTGCGCATCTGCTCTTGAAGGTCTTGCTGATTCTGAACCTTGTTTTGTTCATTCTGCTTCGTGTAGTCGTACACACGTCGAGCAATATCAACAACTTGATCCCATGTTTCAGCAGCCTCAACTTCGCGAACAATCTCGCGTTCAATGTCATTGAATTCAACAATGACATGCGAACCCATCTTGAAGCGCAGGTTGATGCGATCAATCAGATTGAGTTTGCTGAGGTCTTCGAGTTTCTTGATGCCGAAAAAGTCGCGCTCATACAATGAAGCATATGCACGCGCAAAAGACTTGGACAGTCCAGGGAACTTGCGCTTGACCAGTTTCTCAATGCGAGCATCTTCGATGACGTTCAAGAAATCTTTGAATTTCTTTTCCGTCGCAGCAACTTCATTATGCCAGCCCTGCTGCGGAGTGTTCAGAGCATGACCAACTTCGTGACCTGTGAGTAGATCATACAAGTCACCATCCATGTCCTTCCAGACAGGAAGAACCATCGTGCGATTCTTGAGGTCGAAATATGCTGTCTTGACGCTCTGGTGCGAGACTGTAATATTTTCGCTCGCCAAGAGTTTGGCGAGGATCGACTTGGAAGCCTGTAAATTCGTTTTCATACATCCATTCTGCTATAGAAAAGCCGAAAAGACAATACGAAAAAACTCTAATAAAATCAACAACTTACGCAGCGGTTAGTCTAGACATCTTTTTCAGGTTGGTTTTTACCTTTCTCTTGGCTTTTTCTAGGTTTATCGGACTAATTTTATCCGTATATACAATTCCATTCAAGTGGTCAATTTCATGCTGAACGCATACAGCAGTCAATCCATCTAACTGCTTCTCAAGAACTTCTCCATATGCTGCTTGAAATCTAACTTTGATATGATTTGAGCGATTGCATTTGATATACAAACCTGGATATGAAAGACACCCCTCTGAATATTGAGCAGGAACAAGACTACTTTCAATAATTTCTGGGTTAAACATCAACCATGCTTCACTGCCCATATTGATAACACAAACTCTGTCTTTAAGTCCAACTTGATTTGCTGACAAACCAAGACCACCATATGCGGTCATCGTCTCAACTAGTGAGTATGCAATGTATTCTGCTTCAGAACCTTTTCTGTTTTTAAAGTCCCATGGGATAGTTGGTTGACGTAGAATTGGATCGTAAAAATCGACAAGTTTAAGAACTTCATATTCAATTAAATTGCCATTTACATATTTTAAATTTCTTGCCATATTAAATTACCACTTGTGAAAAATTCTTTACTTTACCAAATCGAATTGTATGTTTGAACTTATCAACCATCTGATCAGTCTTGTGAGTGATCACAAAGATGTTTGTGTTCTCATTTAGCATATTTATCAACTTCATAAATTCTTCTGTGCCATTGATGTCAAGAGAACCATCAAAGACCTCGTCGAAGATGAGCAGATTCGTATTGACACTGTTCTTTAATTTGGCGACCGACCTCCATGTAAACAACAGTGCTAGATCAATACGTTTCTTTTCACCCTCTGAGAAGTTTTCATAACTGAAATCATCTCGGTGACGAGACTTGATGGTCTCCTTGAACTCCTCGTCAATGTTGAAGTTGACAAAGAAGTCCATCGCAGCCAAATACTTATTCACCAGTTTGTTTATAACTGGCACGTACTGCTTAATGATTTTCGACTTAATCCCGCCATCTTTAAGCAACTGCGCGACAATATCATAATGTTGTGTTTGTTCAGATACTTCTTTTCTTTTTTCGTTGAATGATTGTAATGCGTTGAGTAATTCTTTTGATTGCGCTTTAAACTCTTCACTCATCGCTGGTTTGTTTTCTATTTCCTCAATTTCTTTTTCAAGTTTTGCCACATACTTCCTAATCTGACTGCAAGAAGTGTTAATGCGCACAAGATCTTGTTCAAGAGACTTGAGTTCTTTTTGAGTTGTTTTGATGGTATTGATTCGCTGTAGAACGGCATCGCTTTCTTCCTTTAGTTTATTTAATCCTTCAGTTAGTTCTGTGATTTTAGAGTTGCACGTGTGTACTTTTTCTTCTTTGTTATTGATAGCCTGATCGCAGGTTGGACAAGTCGAATTTACAGAATAAAACTCGATGTCTTTCTCGAGTTTCTGGATATTCCCTTCGATCTTGGCTTCAAGATTGTTTAGTTTACTAAATCTTTTGTTTGTAAATTCTTCATCTGAAGTTTGAAATATTAAATCGTCAATTTGTTTTTCTTTTTGTTTTGCTTCTGTTTCTAGCGCAGAAAATGTTGTTTTGTTTTCAACAATCTCTTGTTTCTTTGCTTCTACAATTTCCTTTGTATTTTTCTTCAATTCATCAAGATGCTTCTTGTGTAGATCAATCTTACCTTTGACTGCATCAATCTGAATCTTTAATCGTGATGCTTCTTCTTTGAGTGAGTTTGATTTTGTTTTCACAATCACATTCATTGCAGAGAAGATCTGAATATCAAGCAAATCTTCAATCACTGCTCGACGATCTGCCGCAGACAGTTGCATAAATGGAGTGAAGTTGGTTGAACCAAGGATAACAATTTGCGTAAAGGACTTGTAGTTCATCTTGAGAATAAGTTTCTCAAGATGATCTTGATAGTCTTTTGCTTTGGCATCTTGATTCAACAATTCACCATCACAATGAATCTCGAATAAATTTGGTTTGATGCCACGAATGATTTTATAATTTTTCTTGGCTATGTTAAATTCAATCTCAACGACACAATCTTTTTCATTGATTGAGTTCACAAGTTGCGGCTTGTTGATGTTTCGGAATGGTTTGCCAAACAAACCAAATGTGATGGCATCAAGAAAGGTAGACTTTCCTGCACCATTCTCACCAACAATTAGAGTTGTCGCGTTTTCATTCAGGGGAATTTCAGTGAAAACATTTCCTGTTGACAAGAAATTCTTATAACGGACAGATTTAAATATAATCAAGCAGACTCCATCGCAATCGCTTCGTTATATACATCTCGCAGAACGCCTTTAATTTTATCGGATTCCACAGGTAAAGACAACCCATCAACATACTTATTCAAAATTGTCATTGTGTCCTCTGCCTGATTGATATCAACATCAACCTCTTCTGTGATCTCTGTAAAATCTTCAACAACAGAAACTTCGATTGGAGAGACCTTTGCTAAATGATCAAGCAATGTGTCAAGCAAAAATGCATTACCTTTCTTTTCAACGACAATCTTTACATACTTTCCAGAGTAGCATGAATAATCCTGCTCTACAATGTTATTGTAAAACAATTCATCATCATTGTATTTCATCTTATAGAACATTCGATAAGGATTTGAGATGAATTGTAATTCACGTGTTTCGGTGTCGAAGATATGAAAACCTCGTTCATCATCGTAATCTGCCCAAGTCATTTCACCTGGAGTGCCAACATAAATGATGCTGCCATTGTTGCTTTTATGATGAAAATGTCCAGACAAAACAAGATCGTACTTTGATAGCACAGAAGCATCCATGCCTTCGTGACAGACATTGCCACGATCCATTTCAAACCCTTGCAGTTCGAAATGACCAAAACAAACATGATTGGCGCTTTTCTTAATAAAATCTAGAACTTCTGCTTCGTTGTCTTTACAGATCCATGGGATAATATCGATCCCCCACTCATTATCAGACGATGGAGAATCATAAATGCAAATGTTTTCGTACTCCTGCAAAAGTAATTGCGGAGAATTTACTTCTAGTGTATTTTTGTAGGTGATGTCGTGATTGCCAAGTAAAGTATAAAACTGAATGTTCTTCTCTTGCATTATATCAAAAAAATAACGACGGCAAAGAGCAAGAGACTGAAAAGAGATATACTTCCGACGATCAAATAAGTCACCCAACTGAAAGACGGTGGTAATTCCATGTTCTTGTAAATAAGGAAAAAAGACTTCCTTGTAAAATTTCCTGTACAAATTATGAAAGGCGATCGAGTCACCTCTCATCCCAAAATGAGTATCACCCAGAATTGCTATCTTCATCGACGAATTTCTCCAATCCTACTTTTTTCGCTTTCTTTTGGAGTCTTGCGTTTTCATAGTTTGAGATGAACTCTGAGATGTTTTCGTACAATTCGAATTGTCTAAAAGTACCATCTTCATTCTCATTGAGTTCGAACTCGTCGAGTATTCCAGCAGTTTCAGTTGATTTGTATTTAACATATAATTGCTTTTTCTCTTTTTGAATGCGACGTAAGAATGCATAATATACTATTTGAGTGAAATAGGCAAATGGATTGCTTGATTTCGCGGGGTCAAAATTGTCAACGTACATAACACAATTTTCAATCGCATCCGCGACCATTTCGTCTCGAAAAGTATAAGATAAAAAGTTTGGTTTGTGTGAAAGATTCTCAGCAATCTTCATAAAACATTCAGCCACATATCTTGGGATTTGTGGCTTTGGTTCTCCAAGACGTTTTGCTTTGCGTATTGCTGTGCGATACGCAGTCATTTCACGAAGAAAATCTTTGTTATTGATATAGTGATTTTTTGCCATAAATTTAGTGTACTGGTTTGTCCTTTTTAGTTGCTAATGCTTCTAGAATTGATACGACTTTATCTTCTAATTCACTTGGATCTGCTTTTGTTCTTTTCTTTTCTGGGTTTTTTAAATTATGGATGTTATTGTAAAAGAAATCACTGACATACTCATACTGCTCATGAAATTCTGGTTTGACAGGCGTCACAAACATGATGTCTTCTGTAGGAATTTCAATCTCTCTAATTTCAATAACTGACTGTGGGAGATATTCCTGCATAGCAAGGACTTGCCTTCCTTCTTCAAAGTAGGTTTCAATTTCAATTCGTAGCGGCGTTTCAATCACAATGCATTCTTCTTTGTAAGAAACGTAACCAACCAGATCGTCTACACTGTTTTTAAGACGAACAAATTTTAATTCTTTTGGTTCTGTCATTAGTTTATCCTTACATTGTTGGATGTGAATGGAAACTTTTCTTCACTGTATATCTTCACTCTTTCCTCATAATGTTTCAATGTAAAATTGGTATATGGTCCATAACGTAAATCATCAGCAATATCGTACAAAGTTGCTGCTTCTTTGTTTTCACCTAGACGCAGTCCACGACCAATAGACTGTAATGCTCGAATCTTACTCTTTGTTGGAGAGGAGAATATAATATTATGTAGGTTGCGGATGTTTACACCAGTCGAAAACGTTCCGTAACTTGCCACAATGATCGCGTCGTTTTCTTTTTCAGTGATATGCCTCACTGCTTCACGATCTTCTGCCTCAACCCCACCATGAATAAAAAAGATTTTTCGATTCTTATCTAAATTTGTTAAGAAGTCGTAGAGAATTCTACCATGTTTTTCGACATAAGTAAATAAAATTAGAGTATTTCCTTTTAGATTAATCGCAAGATCAGTGATAAACTTATTACGACCTTCATGTTGCGTCAGGAAATTCATCTCATCAGGGTATGTAAATCCTTTGACTGACTTACAAACAGTTTCTGGGTATTTCAACACAATACACTTAATGCTGAAGTTGGCTAATTGCTTGCGCTCAATCAGTTCCTTTGTAGAAATAACTTTGAACGTCGGACCGAACAATCCTTCAAGAACGAGTTTGTTTACTTTGCTGTCATCCAATGTGCCTGTTGTGCCAATACGCACATCGCAGTTAACCAACTTTGTCATGATAGATGTGAGAGACTTGGCTTTGAACGTATGTGCTTCGTCGCCAATAATAAAATCAAACTGAGCAAAGTATTTCTTTGGCATCTCGTAAATACTTTGCCAAGTAGAAATGATTAAATCGCTTTCTGGAATTTTACTCTCGCCACCATAAATCTTTTGGCAATATTTGTCTACATCCCATCCATTATTGGATGAGTAGTTCTTGAAGTCAGAATGCATCTGTGTAACCAGATTAATCGTAGGAACAATCAATAATCCGCGCTTCTTACCTGTGTTTAGCAGGTGGCGAATCATCAAATAGATGATGAGTGATTTGCCCGACGCTGTTGGTGAAACGAGTACAGATCTCTTTTTCGTAAGTCCGACGCTAGATGCAAGATACTGATAATCTCGTGGCTCCATGGGGAGCGAAAGAGCACTCGCAAGATTTTTCGTGTCGATCGGATAGACTTCCTTGTCTTCTTCGTATTCATATGAATAATTCCTCATTTTGCAGAATTCTCGAACATATTTTTCGAGACCTGCATAAATTTGTTTGGTGCGTAGATTTAGGAGACGGATCTTACCGTCCCAATATTTATTTTTAAATGCTGGTGAAAATTGGTATCCAGGAGTTGAGAATGTAAAAAATTCTGACATCTCTTTAAGAATACCATCATCAGCATTCACTTGAATGTAGATGTTATTAACTTGTTCGACTTTAACATCACACATCAACGAGCACCTTGAATGAATTTCTCCCAATCCATATAAGCGCGTAACTGATATGTTCTGGCTTGCAATTCTTTCATCACATATTCACAGAACTTCGCTGATTCTTCGTGATATGATTTTTTGCGTTTGAGTTTGTTTAGATCATCATCACCATCAAGATATACGGAAATATCAGACTTGAGTGTAAAACGAAATGGCTCCCAACCAAGTTTGTCTAATTCTTCTTGATCAAGTTTGCCTGTGTAGTACATCCATTTAAGTTTTTTAACTCTATCATATTCAAGGGTTACTCGCTTCGCTGACAAATTGTGTAGCGACAAGTATTTGTTATACTTGTTATGAAGTAATGGAATACGGAGAATTTCTTTTCCTGGTTCTGTGGAATCAACATCGCTGTCTCTTTCCCACTGTTCCATGATTGATTCAAGAGGGGGTGTTTCGATTTTCATATAGAAAGAAAACAATTACTGGGATATATAATTTACCCCAAATCAATGAAAAAGACAAGCATTACAAAAGTTGTTCTTTGGATAGTTCTTCAGTATAATGAGTATGTCTGGTTTGATCGGGACACTCAAATTAACTCTATATCATAATAAGAGAAACGGAATGTCGCGTCGCTGACAATTGTATTCTCGGCTGAATCAGTTGAGTTAAACAAAATAGAACCAAGATTAACAGGAAACATGTCAATCAATTTAACGCGAAATTGTGCGTTGTTTTGGTTTGAAAAGATTGTCATGTAAGCATCAGAATATGCTGGAATATTTTTTGAGAATGTTGGAAGTGTTGATCCTGGAAATCGCTTAGACAAATTTTTGTATTCATCGAAATTTGTTGGGAATGTAATTCCTCTCATCCAATCATGAATCTCTCGCCAGCTGCGCAAATCTTCATCAACAAGAAACGTAACATTAAATGTATCATACATCAGTTTCTCGCCTGGATGATACAATTCTACGAATGGCGTATATCTTGGAACCTCAGTAAGAGAAACTCCTGGAAGATTTGCAGATTGACAGAAGTAAGTTACTGCAGGAAGACGATCAAATACCAATCGGAATTTGGTGCTTTGTAATAAACTTAGATTGCTTGGATTGCGTGTGAGTGCTGTCATTTCAGTTTCCTATATCACCCATTTTATTTAGGGAAATAAAAAGGGGGAGCATTTCTGCTCCCCCCGAGTCACATTGCCTTATTATTTTTATAAGTTTGGCAAATTATTGATTTACGTTGAGGATCTCAAACTTACGGTAGTATACGTTCGTGTTCGTGGTGATTGCACCAGCGAGTGAAGTATTTGTACCACCAGCGAATGGATTTGAAACCATGCCGTAGCGTGTCTTAAATCCAACCTTTGGTTGATAGTTGTCTGGATCAATTGCACGGACCATCTGTAGTGGTACATATGGGCAGTAGAACAATCCAGCGTCATAAGGAGATGAACCCTTATAACCAACAACAGCGTAGTCATATCCTGCGACAGAATATGGATCAACGTAGACCTTCAAGCGTCCGAATAGCGTACCTGCGAAGGTGTTGCCTGTATCGTCAACTGTTAGGTTTGTGTTGTTTGAGAGAGCTGAGTTGTAGTCAAGAAGACCTGTCATTGCTAGGGCTGATGCAACATCGGTTGAAACGATGAGGATATTTCCCTTGCCGCGACGTGTGTCCTTGGCAATCTTGTTAGCAGCTTGTTCAATACGGAAGAGAAGTGACTTGTACTTCTCAACCTGCCAACGTCCACTTGTGTCTGCATTGCTTGACAAGTTGAATGATGGGTTTGATACTGAAGTGATACCAACGTTTGCTGTTGCATAGACTGTACGAACAACTTCGCGGTTGATTTCTGCAAGAATTTCTGTTGACAAAATGTTTGTCAATTCTGTTTCTGCATCTAGACCGTGAATTGCCTTGAGGTCTTGTGCAAGTTCCATTGTGTAGGATGCTTGTAGACCGCGTGTCTTTGCTGTGACAGATACGCGCTCGATTGAGAACGCCATATTTGCCATGTTTAGTGTTTCAGCTGTTGCAGTTGCGATACCTACGCCAGTGTTGCCTGTTGTCCATGCAGCCAAGTTGGCTGTAAGTGTGGCTTCAATGTGTGAGGTGTTTGCTGCTGTACCAGCGTGCACTGTGTTTGCTTCACCGTAGAATGCTTCTGAACCGTTCATAGCACCATAGCGTGAGCGCATTGCAAAGATAAGTCCTGTTGGACCTGTCATTGGCTGCACACCGCAGATGTCATATGCCATTAGGTTTGGAAGTGCGCGACGGACCAATCCGATTAGGATTGGATCGAAGCCTTGAACGTTGCCTGATCCTGGTGCTGTTGGAGCAACGTTTACTGGTGTTGCTTCAAACAAGCGACCCATATTGGCAGCTTCTTCGTGAATGGCTTTTTCTTGATTCTCCAATACAAGTGCAGTTACTGCGCGCTTGTATGGATCAGAGATCTTTGGGAGTTCTGGGTGATCAAGAACTGGAGCCCACTTTTTTGCATGTGTTTCGTTAAGATACATTTTAATACTCCGTGGTTCTAATTATGTCACTTTGGGAGTGACTTTGAGATTGCACTTACATAACGACTCATAACAGCAGTTGTATCTACTTCAGGTTGTGGCTCAGACGTCTCTTCGGCAACCTTTACCTCACTTGTCAAATTTGTTTTTGCTGGGAAGTAGTTCTCGCGTAATACTGCGAGCTTATTATTAAACTCACCCTCTGAGGTGAACTCCACGCCCTCTGCGAGCGATTTCATTTTCTCAATCTGCACTTCAGTTAGACCTTCGCAAACCTTACGGATTGCTTCGTGTCTCTTTGCAACATTGAGTTGTTCTGTTAGTGAAGCAACTTCTACATTACGTGCTTCTGCAGCTTCTTCAAGTTCTGTGACGCGAACTGCAAGTTCTTCTGCAACGTCAACTTTCTCTTCTGGAATTTCAATATAGTGTTCTGCGAAGAGATTCTTGAGTCCAGAGATGAAGTCATCAACGAGTTCTGCACGTAGACCTGTTTCAATGGCAACAGCATTTTCTGTCATCCATTGCTCAACGACATAGTTTAGATACTCATCGACTTGTTCTGAGAGTTCAGACTTGATCTGCTCATATGCTTCGGAAAGAACTTCGTCGTTGTCAGAAATGACATCTTCAACGATCTTCTCAACACGTGATTGAACAGCTGCTTCGAAGATTGTTGTTGCTTTTGTGCGGAAATCTTCAGAAAGAGATTCGCCATTGAATAGCGCATCAACATCTTCCTTCATTGATCCCTTGTGCTTAGCAACCATTTTCTTCATCATGTCTTTCTTTGCTTCTGCAATTTCTTCTTCAGAAATTTCAGCAACTTCTTCAATTGCTTCTTCTGATTCTTCTGCTACGATTTCTTCTGCAGAGGCTTCTGTTTCTTCCATTGCATGAGTCTTAGCAGCCTTTGCATCACCTTTTGGTGTTGGCTTTGGTGCTTCTTTAACACCAGCAGCTGCTTTCTTACCGACGTCGCCGCCAGCTGGGTCTGTTACTGTTGCGCCGCCTAGATCTTCTTCTTCAGCTGGCAATTTTGCAGCTGGTTCCTTGCCTGCAGATGATAGTGAGGCTTTTAGAATTTCAGCAGCAGATTCTGATAGTGACTTTGACATTGTAGTAAACTCCTAAAGAGGTAATATTATTTATAAAATTTAAAGTTTTGACAAGAAGTTCTCAAAGATTTTCAATGAGATCTCATCAATTTGCTTTTGCTTTGCATTCTTAATTTGGTTATAGTATTCATTAATATCGATTTCTTTCACCTTACCATTGTCCCAAACCCACTCTTTACCTTCCATAATACCTTGAACGAAAGCACCTGGTGCGGATGGATCCGCCACGATATCTGCCGCTGTGGCTAGATAATAATCGTCTTGCACCACGTTGACACCACCTACTTCTTTAAGTGAGCCCATGCCACGTGACGATACACCAAGAGTAGCACCACCTTCCATTAGAGACTTGGCGATTTTACCCATTGGTGTTTCAAGAATTTTTGCCTTACCAACAAAAACATTTCCTTCTTGTTTTAGGCTTGTAATAAGGTGAGAAACACGATCTAAATTGATTGATGGTGAATCTGGATGACCCAACTCACCGAATGCGCGATTCTTTTGCACATACTCTTCATTGTAGCGACCTACTTCTTTTGCAAGAGTATCAGTCTTATACATACGACCGTTTCGATTAACTTTTTCAGCAACAAGGAATGGACCTTGAATAAAGAGTGACTTAACGCCATTCTTTTCTTCAGTCAATACTTTTACTGATTCAATTGTTTCTGTGATGAGTTTCATTTATTTTAACCCCAGTGATTTGCGTTTTCTAATTGAACGCTTTCTTTTAATAAGAGCACGTGCTGACTTTGCCTTTCTTTTAATCTTTGCTTTACGCTGAGAAATTCTTCTTCTCATTCTTTCAGCGGATGTCATGCGTGTGAGTTTGCCACCACGAATTGTATAACCTTTTACAGCTGAAACAACTTTGCGACGTTGAACTTTACCACCGCGAACACGTGCACGAATGAGTTTCTTTCTGCCCATTTTCTGGACATTTGCTTCAGCAATAATTTGTCTTACTGTTTCTGAAACTAAACTCATTTTCCACCAATAGTGAATTGGACTTTACTCAATGCAAAGTGTGCTGCTTTTTCAAAACCTTTTGGCGTTGTAAGCATATCAGCAAATTTCTTTTGATTCTCTGGATTTAATGCACCGTGCACCATATGAATGGCTTTTGCTGCACCGTGACTGACTTTTAATTTTGAACCATCGGCAAATTTAAAGTGTCTAGAATTCGATGTAACGTTGTCTTGTTGAGCAAATTTTGCAACTTGTTCAAGACTTTCCATTACATCTCCAACTTCTTCTGATACACCAACAAGTTCTTGTTCTGGACCTACGCTGCTATATGGAATTGTGAATGACAAATTAAGTTTATCATTCTTATACAATGCCACACGCTTTCCATCTGGGAAAATACGAACACCTGTTCTTTTTAGAACGAGCATCATTGGTGGATCAGAACCTAGTGATGCTTCAGTGATATATTCTGTTCTAGAGATTTCGAAATCTTCTTTTGCTACGTTTTTTGCAACAGCAGCGTATGAGCCTTGTGATCCATATGCTGCGCTTGATAATGCTGCATTATAACGCTGAAGAACATCGCGCTGATTCTTTGGTAACTTTGCAACATCACCCTTACGTTGACTGTTGATCATTGCCATTTTTAAAGTTGGCAAATCCGAAGAAGGGAGAAGTCCCCTTCTAACAAGACGAGCAACGTTTGCTAGATTACTCGGATTCTGCGGTTGCGGCTGCTTCGGCTTCTGCTGTTGCATCTGCGTTTGCTGTTCCATCAACTTCTTCTTGAGATTCTGTAGGTTCATCTACTGTTTCTTCTTTTGGTGTGAGTAGGGATGTTGCAATTTCAACTTTCTTTAATTCAAGAGCATCTGTCATCTTTGCAGCAACTTGAGCGTCGAATGCTGCCTTTGCTGCTTCTCTGTCGCCTGCAATCACTGCTGATACTAAATCTACCGTTTCCATATTAACTCCAATTATTTAGATAATTCTGATTTAAACATTGTATTTAAATCGTTAGGTGAAGAGCTGGTAACTCCAACGCTGCCAGCTGGTTGTTGCATTGGTTGACCAACACCAATAGGCTGCGTTGGCTCATCTGCAACTTCTGCTGCAATTTCTTCTTCCATTTTCTCGGATTCATCTTCATTAAGTTGTAAAACTTTTTTCTTAATCCATGCTTTAGAGAAGTACACTCCAACATATGGATCAATGAGCTGCATCAACTGCAAGCGAGAAGTCATGAGTTCTGATTCTTTGAGTTCTGAGAAGTTGTTGTCCTTCAAGAAGTCATAGTGAATCTTTTCTTTTAATTCTTGCCACTCTTCAACAGAGCAGACACCCTTGAGTGCAAGTTGACGTTCCATTAATTCATCGAATAACAAAGTGAATTTAGCGCGGAGGCGTTCAATAAACTTGTTAAATTTCAATTCATCGCGTGTGATCTCAGCAGCACGCCCCAACGTAAATCCAGTTTGCGATTCGAGACGAGAAACTGGAACGTTCAATGATTTGTATAATTTCTTTTCGAAATACTGGACGTCAGCCAATTCGCCAAGATTTTGACCTGATGGGAGAGTTGTGATCTCTGTGGACTTACCTTCACCGCGACGTGGAATCCAGAAGTCTTCCATCATTGACATGAACTTACGATCGTCTTTGACTTCACCTGTAACAGAGTCATATACAACTTTGTTACGAAACTTTGTCATAATGTCGCGCAAGTATTGCTCTGACTTGATTTTCGGCATGTTACCAACGTCGATGTAAAACACACGACGTTCTGGCGCACGACTCAAACGATAGATCACAACAGCATCTTCAACCATGCGCAACTGATTGAGTGGCTTGATTGCTTTGTGTAGGTGCGACAAGACAACTTGTTTCTTTGGATCCATCAAACCAGAGTTGATATTTACAACTGCGTCTGTTGAAATTTTAATTCCAGCATCTGTTGGTGATGCGATTGTTGTTTGACCAAGTGTCGTTGCTTTATCATTGTAGACATAAAACTCTTGTGTTCCTGTCACAACTTCAACGCCAGTTCTTGGATCTTTTTTCTTAAGAACATTGCGCACTTTTTTGATCTTGCGAGGATCAATATAAACGAGAGACTGAATACCAAGTTTTGCTTGCTTTTGATCAATCAATACTTGATAATACAATCTGCCGTCAATATACCAACGACGGAAAATATCATTACCTTCGTTGCTGAAGTTTAAAAGTTTGAGAACATTATCGAACTCAACACGAATCATATCTTTGATGTTGTCTGGTTGTTCTAGATCATCAAGAATAATTGTGACTGATTTACCTGTCACATCATGAACAACTGATTCATTGACAATGTCATCAATTGCAGACTCAAGTTCTGGTTGCATTGACATTTCGCGATAGCGAGTAATGAGATCGTTTTCAGATTTGTATGCTTGTTCTAGATCAAGATACGTGCCGAAATAGCCACCAGCGGTGATTGCTATTGCACCGTCATCAGATGTTGGGGCTGTAATGGCAGGTTGGACGTCCGCAGATTCTTTTCTGCGGACGATTTCCCAACCAAATAGGCTAATTGTTGCCATAAGTTGACTCCATGATAAAAGAAATGTTCAAAATTAAACCACTGATTCGGCTGCTGCTTCCCACCACTGATATGCAAATGTCACTGAATACTCTTCGATAGAGTCATTGTTGCCCCAATCTAGGTCAATCGGAGCAAGATCGTTTGGAAACAAACCGATGAATCTGTAAGTTTTAATTACATTTCCAGTTTTACCATAGTGTCGTACAACAGCATCAGCAGAGTAGGAAGCTGGGTTTGCAGCGCTGGCTTGGCGAGTATTAAATCTGTGAGAATTAATACCATTCATCCAACGTTCTAGCGCATTGCGGACAACAAAGTCTTCATCATTTAGAACGTTTACTGTCCAATCAGCAAAAGTACGATTGCCAGCAAACTTAATTTCACGTCCAAAGTATTGTACAGGAACAATACCTACTGTTGACCCTGGGATTTGCGCAGTTTTACAAACGAAATTAAACTTTCTAGACGCACCACCAGGAAGTGAAAATGATGGGAACACCATTTCCACTTCAAACAGATTAGGGCGTGCTCCATCGAACTGCATGTTTGCACGAAATTGAGATACATTAAAAGCCATTGTGTTCTCCTGACTTTATTCTAGTCTATTTATTAGAAGCGACCAACAATTTCATCGAACGCTACGCCACTGCGAACAGCGACGAAGTTCAACTGAATGAAGTTTACGCTTCTTGCTGGCTTGATATAGATGTCACCGATGAATTCGTTGCGGTCAATCACTGCTGGTGTATTGTTTGTTTCGTCACAAACACAGCGGAAATCGTAGATACCACGACGACCTTGTACATCTCTCAAGAATGGCTCAACAAGTGCCACGAACTGTGCTCTTGTAAATTCATCGTTGAATTCAAAGAGGCTAGAACGTGCAGCGCGAGAGATTGCCTTTTCAAGAACGATAAACAAGCGGCGAACATTGATACGGTCAAATGCACTTGGACGACCTTGCATTGTCTTGTCACCAAAGAGGACAACGCCTTCACCTGGGAATGAAACCACAGGATTAACGTCTTTAGCATAGAGTGTATCACGATCAGCAGCAGTTGGGTTAAATGCTAGTTTAACAACGTTGCGGATCTGACCACGATTTAGACCAGCTGGTGAGAACCATGGATCGCGTTGTTGATCTGTGCGGACACATAGACCAGCGACGTCAGCATTGAGTGGAACCCAACGATAGACGTCATTGTATTTGTCATACTGATACTTCCAACCAGAGTCCATGACACCGTAAGAAGATGCATCTGTTAGTAGATTGCGATAGTTTACAATCGCATCCGCAGAAGCATTAGTACCAATTACGTTTGCATTTGCTGGTGAAACGAAAGAGATGCAATCCTTACGTGCGCTTGCAACAGAAAGATATTTGTTAGCAACAACACGTTGATCGCTATCACTCAACCCTGCAGATTCACCACAGTCCCCTGCAAACATTAGTGAGATGTCATAGAGGTCTGCGTTCTTGAGCAGATCAAGAGCACCAGTAAAGTTTCCAACAACAGCTGATCCATCTGCACCATTCGTTAGAGAGAACGTGGTGTTTGTGGTATTTGCGTGTGAATAGAATGCATTACCTGGACGAGCATTTGCAGTTGCAATTGTAACACCCCA